ATTGATTATCACCAGTAGCAAGATGAATTTGATAATATGCCGACGTGTCATTAGCTATCTGCGGACACGTTAGTAAATACCACCCGCCGCCGACATCGGTTATTGAGGCTCCTTCTGACCCGTCAGCGCCGATCAGCCCATTCTGTATGTCAAACCATGTAAAGAAAGGACTGACGCTGTTATTGGATGCGATGGCTACCCATTGATTGTCTACATATTTAGCGAAAACGCCAAAAGTATATTGAATACCAGCGAACACAACTGCTTCTTTTCTTATCCTACCGCCGTTTACTGTATGGCTAATTTCATCCGCAGTTTGTGTGCCATCGGGGGCTGTAGCAACGTTAGCTGTTACTGTCGTCGTTACTGGAGCCCACTGCGTGAAGTCCTCAGAGTACGTCAGCAGGTTGTGCGGTGCCCACTTGATAACTGGTATCTCGCGGACGCTGATGTTGTCAAATGCAATATCAGTTGATGCGCTTGAATTTGACGTTGCTGTAACATATGTTGTTGTGGCAGTGGCTATAAAAACAATAGGAGATGCTGAGGGTACACTGGCTCCAAAGTCAGTGCCGTCTATAGAGTTGCCCAATCTAAGCTGTGAGTTTGAAGAGTCAGTGCCACTAACCCTCCATTTAACAATATAAGTTTTTCCAATAACTGTCGAAATCGCTTGATAGGACTTACCTTTGTTGGATGAGTTAGTTGTAACAATCTTTAAAACGCCAGATTGTATGCTGGCTGATCCACTGCCTGTACTTGCGTCGGCCCAGTCCGAATCTGAGTCGAACCCACCATTGACAACAAGCTCAGGCCCATAGCCATCCGTCATCGTGGCGTTACCGCTGCGGCTGTGGGTGAGGGCTTGGGATAGGTTTTTGGTGCCGTCGGCTAGATAGGTGTTGTCTATAAAGTCAAAACCTAAAGACGGCTCCTTAGAGCCTACAGCAAACTGTGATAAGCCCCGACGTACTTCTACGCCAAGCCTATTTAAAGCGCCAATCATTAGGACATCTCTGTAACGTAAGTGCTACCCGTAGCGCCACTAGTAATGACGCTGACATAGTCCCGATCTAGTATGTGGATGTACTCAACGAAATTGGCAGGCAGATAAACGGCTGACGTTGTTGCTGTAGCGTTTAGCGTGTAGTGGCAATCTACCGTTGATACCAGGCGAATAACCCGGACATCGCCAGCGATTGCGCTTGTGCTTACGGCGCTACCAGACACGTTTAATACGGTCGTTGTGCTAGGCCGTAATACCTGGATGGGCTTGGCATTACCGTCAAGAGCTAATTTGGTCGTCATATCATTCTCCTATGAAGATAGAAAGGCGCAGCGGCCCGTTGTTTAATTTTACTATTTTTTCCGATTCTTTGCGGTTTTAGCGGCTTTTTTAAATGCTTTAGCTGTAGGCGCACCCTTTGATCCAGGCTTACGCATCTTTTCCTTTGAGCCTTCTTTGATCCGCTTACGCTTAGCGTGGATATTTGCGTACAGTCCTTTTTTTGGCATTAGAGCCCCCTTTCTTTAGACACTTGCCAGCTTTCCTGCACTTCATTGGTGTAGGGCAACCCTTACATGGCGTCATGACTTCTTCCTCGATTTGGTGCCTGAACACTTCCACCGCTTCCGGGATAGCCGTAACGGTGAGTTTGGGTCTTTCGCCGCCTTCGGGTGTTTCTTCATCTGACCCGCCGATCTAGCGCAATAACTATCGCCTTTACTGGTGCCGGGCTTTACTCGTGGGCCACCATCTTTAGCCTTCCCCGCTTGTCCGTAGCTCACTTTCTTGCCCGAAGACGTTATTTTAACACGGGCTTTCCCTTTGCGTGGCTTCATAATGCAACGTCCATAAATGCTGCGGGATTATAAACCCCGGATCTTCTGGTATTCGCTAAATCAAGAAGGCCGCCAATGATATCCCGAGCAATGCCTGGGAACGCCAAGCTAGTCTCCCCGGTTACTATGTTGGTCTTCGCCGGAATGATATTTCCATACTCATACATTGGATCGGCTAATAAGCCTATTTGAGCCATCTGCTTATTGATGTCTCGCTGATGTTGCTGAATGCGCTGCTCATCTACCGTTAAAGGGTCAAGCAAGCCCTTGTTGGCTGCGGCTAAAGCGCGATCCTGACTTGGGGCAAACATTGGGTTTATTGAATTTACATTAACGCCGCGATCATCAAGGGTCTTTAAAATATCTTCCGTTACAACCCCTGAGTATGGCTTCATTTGAAGCGCCCTTAAAGCCTCTGGATTCGGATTTGTAGGATCAACCGCCTCTCGTACAAGCACTTGATCTGAGCCAATCCTGGCATCAGGAATTAGGTCAAAGATAGACATATCAAGTTGGTCTAACCGCCCAACACCTTGACCCGGAACCCCAGCAGGATATGACGGATGTCCAGAGCCAATAATCGCTGGCTGACCGCCGAATATCTGCCCTACGTTCTGTATACCTCCATCCATTGCAAAACGCTGATCGGGGTCGGTAACGGCAAGCCTCGCCTCTCCAATACTTAAGCCTCCACGATCTCTAAACTCAACATCCATCGCGTTCATTAGTTCTTTACGCAAAGAGTCTGGGGCATTACGCCATGCCTCAATGGATGACGGGTCATCAATACCTTTCCAGCCGCCAATCTGTAATCCGGCACCTTTATACGATTGCGTGTCCTTATCCCATGTCCCGGTAGTCTTGTATTCTTTGATTAGCTTATCAAGGCTCTTCTTGTCTGCCTTGCTCATATTTGCCGAAGCATATGAGAGCATGGTTTCGCCAGTCTTAGTGGCAAAATCGCCGCCAGATGGAGCCATTCTCCACGGCAAATAGAAGACATTATCGCCACCTGCGGCATTCAATATCTGATTTACCGGGTTCGGCGCTGAAGCCCAAACCATGCCGGGATTCTCAAACATGAACCCCTGACCGCCTTGCAAGTTAATTAGATTATTTAAGTTCACGCCATTAATTGACTCTAGGAGTCCACCAGCCGCGGTGCGATCTGACATTGACGTAACGAATCTTTGCCCCTCAAGATCAGATAAAGCAACACGAGGTATATCATCCATCGTGCCTCTGGACAGTATCCCGGTTTCTAGCTCAGCATTCCTAATTCTAGAATTAACTCTGGGGTCAAACCGAGCGTCAATTAGGCCGTCGCTTCTATCAATTACCGGAAGAAGGCTAGCATTCTGGCTAGATACGCCGATCTTGCTGGGGGATAGCTCGCCCTTAGCAATTTGCGTTGCTTGCTCTGGAGAGGCACCAAGGCGCTCTAATGCAGATAAAAACTCTTGCGGGGTTCTAACACCTGACATAGCCGCTTGTATGGCTGACTTTGCAACCCCAGCTTCAGCATCTTCTGGTGCCGCTAATAGCCCCAATACACCAGCAGTGCCGGCAGCAGAGCCAAGTATGCTGGGGCCAGTGTATTCTGGGTCGAATGCAGCGGCAAGGTATGAGCGCACATTGCGCGGATCAAAGGTTACCCTCTCAGGCGCTAAAGAACCTCGCTCTCCCGCCTGTCGCCCCGCATAGCCCATGCCCTCAAGCTCTTTGTTAAGAATGCTTTGACCTTCCCTACCGCTGATATTTGGCCGTAAATCAAAAGCATCTGCATTCTGTATGTAATCACCGCGTGTTAATAACGGTATTACATTACCGCCTTCGGCATATGGGCTTGGATATCCTGAAAAAGTATTTGCAGTTGATTGGCTTGGTGTTGTGTAAACGCCAGACCCCATCTTTCCGCGAGTGCTTGGCCTGAACTGAGTTATATCTGCTTCAGTGCCGTGATACTGAACATCTCTTGGATCGAACCCCATAACCTCTGCCCGACGCATACGAGACTCAAAATCCATTGGAAGCTCGCCAGAAACAATGCGCTTAGCAACGGATTCTGGGTAGCCCAGCTTTACTAAGTCATCGACAGATCGAAGAAGGTTGGCGAGTAATCCCATTTAACAATAAGCCGGAAAGTGCGTGGGACTCAATTATATCACGCTATACCTCGGAGATTCCTTCTGATTGGCTCGCCCCAGTTTGAGGTCTTGCGGTATCCAACAGCAAGATATCGGAATGAATCAGCACTGTGACTAGACCAGTCATGACTAGGGCGACCCTTCCACACCAGGTTCTTATCGTCATACTCTCGGTGATATGACCTAAGCGCCTCAATACCATGATCGCACCTCTCAGCGTCAAACCAGCATAACGGCAGCATTGACCTCACTGCCTGTATTCCATCGTCCACATTAAGCTGTGGCGCTATCTGAATGTTGTTAAGACCTAACCCTTGTAACGTCTCAAGCCGCGACTTGCCAGTCCCTAGTTCTCGGACTCTAACGTCATGCGGAAGAATGTGCTGATCGTAGACGTATCCTTTGCCTTGCAAGACCCGGACATAATGATCCAAGCCAACGCCAGACGCTTCGTAATGGTCTATCAGTCTGACCTCTGGGCCAATAAACTGGGCGAACCATATCGCGGTTGTATCACCTATCCCCAAGTCCCATGCCGTCACAACGCCAGAAGATCGCTCGTAAGGAACCGCCGTAATCCTACCCTCAGCGTTAGCGTCTCGCATCTCAAGGGAATAATACGCGCCTTCATGATGTGTCAAGAAAGACCCTTCCCAGACATGATCGTAGGTCTCTGGCCGCTTGTTGAAGTCCTCTAATCGCGCCTGGTTCAGCACGTTAGGGAAGAATGGGTTCTCGTCCCAGTTAATGGAGATGATCTTGCCGTCGTCTGGCGTATTCTCCCGGAACCGCTTATGCGTCGCTGATAGCTTGGACTCTGGGTTCCATGTCACCCAGCACTCGCTGTTTTCCTCACGAATCGTGGGGATTAGCTTCATCCA